TGTAGGCAAATGCTTCTCCTTGATTTGAGATTTTGAAACCGAGAATGCGTGAAGGTTTAACCACTGTTGAATAGCATCAATTGTGAGTCGGCGTTTTGAATCTGCCATTGTTTGCATCTGCAAGAATGTATTCCACGCATCGTCCGGTACACCCGACAATGAAGCACGAAGTACAATGTCGCATAATAACAAGCCAACAATATTATCCTCGATAGAAGATAGAATGTATGTTCCTGTTTTGTCAGTCTGTGTTGGACGTTGATGACTATGTAATAACGTAACTGCGTCGATTACTGATAGGACTTTTTTCACGTCCCTCTGATGTTGAGCATTTCTCGATGGGAAAAACTCAGCCAACAAAGGTGCGAATATATTTCGTACTCTGTTCTTTCTAAGGGATAGCATAGATGCTTGTAAAGTATGAACCAATGGATTCACGGTGAAAGTTTCGGGTCGAGCCTTCGCCATCAATTGATTACGAACAACATTTCCAACTTTACTTACAGATGTTTGAGGTGTCATCAAAAGTTGTCTTGTGATTTGTTCCTGTTCTTTTGGGTTTCTAGTTGTTAATGTAATGAAAGCAGGTTGTCCTCTGATAATGAAATCTCTAGTCTCAATCTCTCCTGTCATTTCATTCTTCATCGGAGTTTTCCAAACCAACTCCTTATCGTCGCCGGACATGAGCGGCTTCATCCTCTGAATGAATGCAAACGATTCGTCTTTCTCTAAGATGATAATACATTTCCCATCCACGTTGACAATGAAGTTGCCGTCCTCATCAATTTCATCATAGTCATACTTCATTGCTTCTCTCGATGCACCCGCTAATACCATGCACATAGATTTGGGGAAACCGTTTCTAGCAGTCAGTGTCATGTATGTTTTTCCAGATGCCGATTGACCTATCAATTCGAGATTCAATGGTGCATCTGTTTTACATGATAACATAACTAAGAATGTGAGAATGAGATTAGCATCATCACCGACAAACGGCATGTCTCTTGATTCGTGGAGTATTTTATTCACCTTATCTAGTAAGGCAGCGTCTCCAAGAAAATCGTTTACATCTTTATCTTCTATATCACCATACAATGATTCGGCTTCTTTCTTTTCAGCAGATACAAACTCTGCCGCTTCGTATTCTCCATCCTTTAGAATAAGACCCGCCTTGAGTAAGTTGGTTTGGAAATCTTCATCTTTTATTTTACAGTCTTTTGCTAAACGCTTGATACTGTATTGAGATAGGACATTCACTTTACCTTTAGGCTCATCATTCAGAGATACAGAGAAGTCCATGCGGCCTTTTGTCGCAGACAAGAAAGTCAAGACTATATCATAACCAATCTCTTCAACGTGATACACTGTTGCGTTTTCACTTGACTGTCTTACGTGAACCATATTCCCCCTCTCCTTATCCTCACCCTCTTAAGGTGTTACATCAGACCGCCATTTTGTGTCCGGTGGAAATTGTGATACTAGCGACCAATACAAACCGCAGTCATTGTCTCCACATATAACTACGCTATTCGGCCACAAATTGCCCGGTCCTAGAGCCATGCAATCAACTGGTCCTTTTCTTTTACAATTAGGACATTCGGGTAGGGTGAACAACCCCACCACTTCACACTCACGTGCGGGTTGAGATTCAGTTGAAGGAGCAAGGACTTTGTTCGGTATTGTCCTATTCATTAGGTATCTTGTCATTCTTCTTCATCCCCCATTATGATAGATGCTCTTTTGCTTATAGTAGCATATCTTTGAATGTCCTCACGTGTACTTATCCAATCGTTATGAGAATCAACAAGCCTCTCCCAGAATAACTCTCGAAAACCTATCCACTCTATCCATGCTTTATTCTTGACATAACCATGTTTTTGATATTGTCGATTGACTTTACTCCAAAGAGCCTCGGCAGATTTGTATAACGGTTCTCCGTTTTCATGCATAACAAAACACATTATCTCTCTCTTTCTTTTCAACTCATTGATGAAATCTGGATTTCGTTTTTTGAATACCAACTGTTTCTTATTCATCCTACGTGTCTCCTTAACCATGCGGGCATAGGTCCGATATTGTTTCTGAACCAAGCAGGTAGCATACCTGCATTCATCCTTTGGAATCTAGCCCACGAAGAATCCAAGATGAATATTTGACCTTTGTCTTTTGGTGAACGTACTATTCTACCTGCACCTTGAACGATAGTCAACGCAGTTTGAAGGTTGTACCATTTCTTACAAGGAGCGGGACAACTGAACGAACCACACATCCCATTACTATACTTACTAGGTGGCTCGTATGGACAATCCTCAGTGCCTTCATACTTTCTCCGCCATGCATGTTCGTCTTCTGTCAATCGAGTCGATATAACAGGGTCTATAACAGGTAAATAGGGTACTTTACACAATACCAACCACTCGGCTAGTTTACCTTTGAAGTCAAACCCCTCATTGACATAAGTCGAGATTAAAACTAAGTTGTTTTCTTTACTTGTCATGAAATAATCAATGGCTGAATCTCGACCCCCTGCATCTGAATCGTGAGTTACAACTCGGTCTCCGTAACCTGCTGCTCTCAAACCTTCAACTATGCCCTTCCTTATGTAATGTGTATGAGGTAAAACGACACCACGCTTGTTCGGATATTTTTCCATTATTCCGATTATTACTTTGACTTGTTTTGGAATAGTTGCATCTCTCTTCGAGTATGACATAGAGCCAACGGGAGCATAATGAATGTTGAAGCAATCTTTGGGGAATGGACTTTCGGTAATGTTGATGTAGAGAGTTTTCTGGTCCTCAAGTCCCATAGAATGAAGGTACGTATCTACGTCAAGTATAGTAGCAGACAAGAAGATTCTTTTTCTCGCAACTGAATCAAGCATGTCAACTGCATAATCACGAACCCGAACTGGCTTGAACTCAACAAACCTACCGAATCTTGTCTTATCCATTTTGACAACCACGTTATCCGGTTGTTGCAGAAGTGTGAGAATCGTAGTTCCTTTCTCTAAGATACTACGGAACGCCTTTATCTTTACATCATCTTCTTCATCCTCGGCAGCCTTGAGGTGCATATCGCAAGACTTCACGAAGTCCTTTACATCATCAAGCCAGTCGGCAGGGTGATAGTGCATTGGAAAGTTCCATTTTGGACCATGTACTTTTTGCCAGTCTTTCTCTGATATTCTAGTGCCGAGAAGGTCAAGAAGAAATCCTTCCATCCTGTGTGCCTCATCTATAATAGCGAAGTCTCTTTGTTCAAATCTTTGGTCGCCCTGTATTACCCTAAACAAATAAGCCGGATTGGATAGGGTGATTCGTGCGTCAGAGGCAGCGAACTTTTGTTCGTAGTAGGGGCAGGGGTCGGTCTCTTTCGAATGTGGACAAGAACCACCTCTCTTCGTCCAACAAGGAGCACCGTCAGCAGTACCACTCTTCACCCAACAAGGAAAATTGGAGCGACCCCTCACTTCTTTCACAACATGACCGTAGTCGGCAAGATACTGGGTTGCGAGGCCGAGGCTCGGAGTCAATAGATAAGCAGACTGAAACTGTGCTTGAACGGTCATGGCTATGGCTGATTTCCCTATTCCAGTAGGGGCTTGAATAACTATGTTGTCAAACTCATCTTTCTTCAATGCGTGATAGATAACTGATAATGCTTCATTCTGAAACTTTCTAGGTGAAGGCATTGGAAAATCCGGTTGTATCTCATCCCAAAGATTTGGAAGTTTTGATTTGCTTGGAATGTTGATTCTCACGACGGCCATGATGGTTCAGATATACCCCACCAATATAATGAGGGTTGTATTAGAGATGCGAAGAGATGCGTGCTAATGTATTGGGAAATAACCTAAACCCACCCCGATGGACACGCACCCCCTCGGCTTTTTTGAGGTATTACCTTCGGGGCAAATAGGGGGTGCAACCCCACCATTATTAATTCACCTGTCTAACCAGTGGGTTCTGCCGCCCCAGTAGACATTGAAGCCCTCATTCGCCAACTCAGCATACAACTCATTTGTTAATTCATTACAACCACATACACAGTCTCGACCGTCTGCTGATGTGTTATGAGGTACTTCAACTTCTAAGTCGTAAATAGTGTCGGGGAAACGGCTTCTGCCTTGGTTGACCCTGTGATATGAAACTCTCGATGTGATTAAGTTTCGTGGGATTCCAACTGATGTCAATGGTCGAACTCTGTAAGACCATACACGGACCGAAGTTGTTCCGTACCTTTGCATGTAGCAGTCTCCGGGTTCTAAAGTTGGCCTGTCCGGTAGTTCTCTGATTTGTGTTATTAGTTCTGTTATTCGGTTGCTCATGTTATACGGGAAGGGGTGTGGGTATATAACATTATGCCTATAGGGATTTAATGATGAGTGTTCCCCTAGTGATGTTACACATACACTACCCTTGTATGTGTGTGCCTGTAAGGGGTATTGGAATTATATTAATTCTTGTAGAAGGGTTTCCCCCTACGGGGAAACACTTCTAATGATGACCCCTTTTGTTCCACATAGGATGATTACACTATATACATGCAAACCTTTATAGGTAAATATACTACCCGCAATACAGAGAACGACTGGTGCGGCGACCTCTATGAATACACCAGACCAAGACCTACTGAACACTTAATCCGGCGGCCATCCTCATGGTTGCCGCTATGTCTGATGGTTGTTTTCCGACTGTTAATGTCATACTAGAGTCGTCAGTTGAAAACTCCCAAGCGATTGAAAATAATTCTTGTCTACCCGCTAGACTACCGTCAATTGATGCGAAGTCCATTATATCTCCCGCTCTCAAATCAAATCGTTCTGGAAGACCTTCTACTATCCATTGACTGTACGCAATTCCTTGTCTCATCAGTATTTGCCTACCAAGAGTTTCAGCGTGTGCAACTGTGGTAACGCTAGTATCTTTGATGTACCGATGAACAGGTCTTTCACTTGTCAATGAGACAGTCGCACTAATGTCTAATTCTTCATTTTCAACAGTAACTTTGTTGAAGAAGTCATCATCGTTTGTAACTCTCTCAATCATAGTTGGATAAAAGTCGAGAGGAACAGTAGTCTTTGGAACACGACCCGCTGTGTAAGGGGTGAAGTTAGAATCGTGAAGTTCTTTTTTCTGGGCGACGTGAATGTAACCATAAGCGTCTGCGTAGATTTGATATTGTATCGGTCCAGAGTTCACAAAACTCAGCAGAGTTTGAATCGCTGCTAATCTCGTCTTACCCTTGAACTTCAAACCAGTTGGTAAAGTAAATTGAAAGTCAGAGATGATGCGGGCGATAGGTGGGTTGTAACTGGAATTGGCGATTATACTTTTAATTATAGTAGCAATGTTTCCATTTGCATGTGCAGGTTGTTCGGTGATATATTCATTCGTCAAGAAACCCAGTGCATCAAGACAAGTCAATCGAATACTATCAGATGTTTCTTCAATCCCTGCTACATAGCCTGTGAATATCAATGGTGGATTAGACCACATTCGTGGTGCTAAGTAAACTTGAATCGTTTCTCCAACTTCTGCTATGCCGCTCCTTCGACCCGCAACGGATGATATGTTGATTGTAATTTGTCGTGGTGTGTTCAAGTCATCTTTTGAAGAAATTGACTTGACACCATGTAAGGGTCTAATTCCATTAACTAATACAACAGGTGTCTTTGGCGTTGCCTCATCTTCTGCTATCTGCCCGTATATTGTTCGTCCCAAAACTTGCCTTGACCTAACGAAGTAAACCTTGTGAGGCCAGTTGTTTCTTAGATTACCTAATTGAAATTGTCTCGGTCTATTCATCCATTGTAGACCTTCTGGATTCCAACCGCCGTTACTGTAACCCAATTTTCCTAGATTGAATGTTGGGTTTGGTAAAACTGATGTTGGATAGTTGCCTTCGGTCGGTCCTGTTGTAAATGCAAAACCGCCACGTGGTCCACCGCCACGTCTGCTTGTCAAATCGTATTGGTCTGGGAATAACGACGCAGATGCGTAGAGATAACCGAAGCCGTCAGTTGCCCCGGTGTAGCCGTTGTGAAGATGAGGGTCGAATGGTTTTGGTGATGCAAGATTAGTATAACAGTAAGTTGTTGGTCCACCCGTCGTCCATTGATTTAAAAGAGCAGTCATCGTATTTGGATGTGGGATTAAACCGAGACCGAAGTCTGCTGGATAATGAGCGGGTCTGTTAATATCTTCTTTATCATTGACGGTCATAGCGTGTTCCGCTACCGTATCTCTTGCTCTGTAATTCAACCACTGAACTTCAGCCCATGTTCGAGAAACGAATCGAGCAATCGCCGTCCTCGGTCTTCGTGGGTCTTGCCCTAATTC